AGCCACTTATGGATACGATCAGCTTGCCCACCCTCTGAGCCTAGATCAGTTTCCTTCCCGATCTGTCGCTCGTCTAAAAACTTTTTCATCTTGTTTGCGCCAACACCCGGCTTAGAATAAACGCCATAAACTAATCGCTTTGTATTCTCGCCAAGATCGCCATAAGTCATTTCAGGATGTTTCCTTAATTCTTCTAACGCAGTCTTCGGATTAAATCCATCATCGGCAAGAGCTTTGGATAACATCCTACCCGCTTGCTTTTGTTGCAACGGGCCAGATAGTCGTGCCGCATTATCTACCGCACCCCTCAAAAGTTTCCCGCCACCAGCTACAGCCGCAGGGAATATAGGCCCAATAGCCGCACCCATCATTGCCGCATCACCGCCAGCCTTTAGTCGCTCTGACATACCACCGGAAGTTTCCCCAATGGCTTGCGCCCCACCTAATCCAGCACCACCAATCGAGGCTCTGATTGCCTTGCTCGGTAGGGTTTTCCCTGCCGTTAAGAACGCTTGAACGGGCTTGGCATTAGCAATGGGGTTTAAAAAACCACCAACGACACTAGAGGTTAATGCCATACCCGGATTTTCTTCCCTAAACTCTGCACGTTTATCAGATGATCGTTGAGGCAAATATTCTTGTTGGCTACTGGGATTAATTAGGCCACCAATATAATTTCCTATGTTCGTCCCTAAGTCACCGCCAAAATCTTTTACCTTGTCAGCCATGCCAAAGGTTGCGGTGTTCATAACCTCATCTTGCAACCCGCCCATGTAGTCTGCACTACGTTGGAAAATGTTTCGATCATCTGCTGGTGCTTGAGGTGATTTCTTGAGCTTTAAGTTTGCATCTGCTATCGCTAATGCTTTTTTTTGTTCAAGGTTCATTTAAATAGTGCCTTTTGTTCAGGTGACATTACACCCCATTGTTCTTTACTTACTCCTTCTGGGATGTCCGTTGATCTTCTTTCTTGCTTGTCTGTGCTTCTGCGGCCTTGCCCCCCCGAAAGGTTTTGGTTGTTTGTGTTTCCCGTATTTTGGTTCTTATCAGTGGGGTTGTAGGCTTCCCCGTATACTCTTAGATATGTATTTTCTTTCTCTTTTAGAACTTGTGGGTATAGTGCTTTTATACGATTCAGATTTGCCTCTAACTGTGACCTGTTTTTAGGATCAAGCGCACCATTAATAGCTTGCAAAAGTAGATTTTCGTTTTCCGAAACATTACCCAATGCCCCACCAGTTTTTGAGTTGTCACGCATCTGTTGGAGCGAATCAAAACCAAGATTTGCCTTTAAGGTTAAAAGATCACTATCAAGGTTTGATCGGTCAGTCTCATTGGGCATAATTGAGGAAAGCGTTCCCGGTGCGCCAGTTGACCACCAATTAATGTTGCTTTTTGCCCTTTCAATGGTGTCATCCAACATTTCTGTTTTTCTATTCAATGCTATCAAAGAATCCTGATCTTTAATCTGAGCAGACTTGATTTCTTTTTCTTCGGAAGTCTTTTCCCTCTCTAATTTTTTAAGTTTTGCTTGATCTAACGGATTCATAAAATCACTATGTGGGTTGCCCAATCTATTACCAAGGCTACCATCATCATTTAAAACAAAAACACCCTCTGCCGTTTTAACTGTCTTTGGCCTTGTTGGTTTCAATAAATCTTTTTTCTGTTGAACCTGTTCCGGACTCATAGGCAATTGGGCAAGTTCTTTCTTGCGCCCAAAATCAGTAGCGGCATCCTCTTGAGCATAACCTCGCTGAGTTTCAGCCAATCCAGAAGCATAATCCCTATCAGCATTTTGCATCATCATCTGAGCAAGGATGCGCTTGGCATAGGGGTTATTCTCAAGCCCTCTTAGTTGTTGCATTGAATAATCTCTGGGATTCATTTTTTCGTTCACTACCCTGTTGTTCGGGTCTTGCTGGTAGCCCTGCATCCCTTGAGCCAGTTCTGCCTTAAAATCTCTTGGGCGAGGGGCATTGCTTGCCGCCCTACGCTGTTCCATTTCGTTTATAAAATTTTGAGCTTGCAAATCAATTCCAGCGTTAAGTGTCCTATCTGTAAGTATATCGTCTATGCTTCTGTTAGAATCACCACTCAGCCCTGAGTTATAACGTGAAATTTTGTCCAGTGTCCCCGGTATCCCACCCTGTTTCATAAGTTGATCGTCAGTAAGTGGAGCCGTGACTGTTGAGCCTTTACCATCACCCGCTGTTCCTGTCATTGATTGCAATTGCAAGTCTCTCATTCCCGGTGAAGCCATTGCTTCGGTATCAGTTGGTGGCCTAAACGAATCAGGCTCAAGCCCTGTCTGAGCATCAAAGGCTTTATTTTTGTTTTGCGTATCCTTATAACCTATATATGCACCCGCCAACTGCTGTGCAATTCTGCCCATTGTTTCTTGCCAGCTATTAGAAGGGCCACCTTTCGAGCCTTGCTGTGTAAGCATTGCGGATAACCGCCTCTCTGGAGAAACGTACTGATCGCCTAATGTGTAACTTCCTAAACTTTTCATGCAAGCACCTCATCATAAATAACAGCATCGTAACCGTTAGGCATAACAACCACCGCATGAGGCATGATCTTTCTAACCTCATCCGACATAACACCAATCTGCTCCTGATCGCTCCATATATAATTAAACAGATAAACGAAAAGCCCATTAGCCAACTTGCCAATTTTTTTAATATTCTTTTTAAGTCTACGATCTGATGCGTATGCAGTTGCTCCAGCTTGTGCCAAAGCTCCAATTGTCGAACCAAGTCCACCTTTAGCGGAACTGTTAGCCGCCACCTGCTGGTTATAAGCGTTTTGCGCCCCTTGATAGTTTGCGTATGTTGCGCCTTGAATATCACCTGCCTGAATCGATGGGGCGGGTGTTGTAACAAATTGTGGGCTTTGCACTTGTGACCCCGACAACATTGCCGCCAGTTCATTAAGAGGAATACTTCTTTGTTGAGTTAGCTCATTAACGCCTCTATCTCTTGCATTGGCATCAAGTGCATATTGTGATTCAATATCTCGCAAGCTTCTGTCCCTTGCTTGATTAGCAAAATCAAACTGCTGTCCAATTTCGTTTGTTGCCCTACCACGCTGGTCTGCTTGCAACCCATAAAGCTGTCCAATTTCGTTTGTTGCTCGATTACGTTGATCCGCTTCCATTCCATACAGTTGCGACATTTGATTCAACGCTTGGTTATCTGCTCCAAGGTTGAAATCGTTTATCATTCTATTATTATCAAACATAGCATCCGAATAAGCCTTTGAACCTTGAGCTATTCCCTGCGTATCCAATCTGCTTTGCAACTCTTGCAACCGTCTATCTTGAAAAGGTTTCTCACGGTCTTGAATACTTTGTCGAACTGCTTGCCTCGTCTGCTCATTTGCAACGGGGGCATTGCCAAGAGAGTCATAATTTACTGTAGGGGCGGCCCCAAGAGAATTAAAATTTGCTGTTGGAGCATTGCCAAGCGTACTTAAATCAGCAACCGGAGCTTGCCCTAAACTAGAGAAATCAACGGGCTGTGATAACTTTCCAGCGATCTCATCTAGTTGGGTGTTAGCAATTTGCCCGTACTGCTCACCAGCCCGATTTGAAAAATCAAGTTGTCTCTGCTGTGAAGGGTCAAGGGTTTGCGTTGCTGTGTACTGCGGTGTTCCCGCAACTTGCTTACCATCAACATCTTTGTATCCTTCAGAAACGCCTCTAGGTGTGTACTTAATATTTCCGTATGGCGTTATCTGGTCAACCATAGCCAACTCGCCTTGACTGATTGCCGCCGCTTTATTAGCGGCCCCTTGAGCGTTAGCCGTTGCTACAGGATCGGGAGCAGGGGGAGGAGCCGGGGCAGAACCACCGCCTTTCCCTCCTCCATGCAATGCAAGGCCACCGACTAAATTATAAACTTCAAATTCAGAGCTAATCCCAATTACTTTTTCTAGGCTTTGTTTATCAAATATCATTTACTTATTTCTCCAGAGTCTTTCGTAATCATTTTTAAACATTCGCTTAATTACAGCGTGTCGTTTTTTCCCATATTGATGTGCCATGATACCCTCTTTCACAAATCCAACTTTGGTTGTCATACGCAAAGATTTTTCATTATCAGATGAAACTGTCATCCAGCATTTATAAACATCTAACTGGCAAAAAGGATATGCAAGCAATCCGCTAATCACTTCTTTCCTTGCCCACATTGGGTTTGTAGCGGCAATGCTTAACTGCAATGTTTTGTAATCTGGTTGCCATTCGTTATAAACTACCCCTGCGATTAACTTACCCTCCGACACAACTCCAATTGCTGTAGCTTGCTGAAATCCGTTATTAACTTCTGGTATCTGTAAACTAACCCACTCAGCAACTTCTTCTGATTTGCCGTAAAGCAATTGCGGGATTGCTCTCAAAGATGACCGCCTTTAACAAAAGTGTAATTAGTGGCAATCCAAGATGGCCTTGCAACATCAGTTGAAACTCTTATTCTTAAAGCCGCAGAGCGTCCAATACCACGGACACCAAACCACGCTTTAAATATTTGCCCAGCCTTACCCCAAAGCGACACGCCCCATTTCCCAACACCCCATTGCCCTGCGGAGTTTGGAAGTGCGGAGGGTTGACCAATGGGTGAATAAACTGTGAAATCAACATTCAAATCTAATGCGGGGTTTGGGTTCCCAGTACTTGCAAAAATTGGTTCAACTAATTTAAAATTCTTTTCACTTCCCTTTGACCCAAAATAACTAAAAGCACCCATGCCATCCCCCGTAATATCAACACCAGCATCCGAGGTTGGGTCTGTACTGCCGTGAAACTCATGCACCGTTCCATCGGTCTTACCAAAAAATATTCGATCACCCATCATTCCCCAACAAACAGCGTTCATGCCTTTGAACCTGCAAGGCGCATTTGTGAGAGTATTAAAAACGTACTGATGAAATTCTGTGGTACTGACAGGGATATTAAATATCAGCATTTGCCCTCTAGGAAAGAGAACAGGTTGCCAGCCATACATACTTCCATAACTATTCACCGCAGTATTAACGGCATCATTTATTTGCCGGGAGATTGAAACATTTTCTATCCCTGCACGATCCACCGCAAAATATTGTGATGCTGGCGTAAATCCATCCTCTGTTACAAGAATTAAATCACCGCCATTTTTGACCATGCAACGCCTACCAATTGGCCTACCCGATTGGAACACACCAACTAAGGCCCAAGTGCTTGCGCTTGCTGGGTTCGTGCCAGAGTAAATTGCAACCTCGCCTTCACTTGTTAGGAATACTGCGACATCATCTGGGCCACTACCACCGTCCCTAGTCCAGCTACCCATTGCCATAATAAAGCCACCCTTTTTACAAATGGCATCAAGCGGAAACTCTGATGCTGTGCCAGCTATAGCCCTAGTCCCTAAAAACCAAAATGATAAACTGTTTTTCTCACCGAAAAATATTCTTGCTTGATGTGTAGTACACCAAACCAAGTTTGCGATAGTTGGCCCTGCGGCTACGCTGTTGGCCCATGTTGATCCGTTATAAGTTTGTGGAGTGTCTTCACCATTACAGGCAAAAAGGAATTGCCCACCGGATGTACCTATCTGAGTAGACTGAAATCTATTATTAGATCGTCCCGTTACTACTGCTGTGCCAACTGCACCTGCGGCAGAAACATCATAAATTGACCCACCATTACAAGCGAACAACTCATTATCTCCGCTACTTGGTGAGTACTCTAGCAATGACTCTACGTTCCCGGTCATACCAGTTTTGTAAGATATTGATCCACGCCTTAAAGTAACTTGCTCAGTTTCAGGGAAAAAGTTATCAAGGATCACCGCATTTTTTGCTGGCATATCTGCCAATGCGTTCCGGGTATCCCATCCACCAGTTGGTGCAGATGATGTTTTCGTAACTGACGATGGATTATCAACCGCAATGCCTAAAGTCATATTACAGCCCCACTAGCAGATGGCGTACCGTGATAATGCCTTGAACTTGAACCCCAGAATATATCGCCAGCAACCATAACGGTTGATGTGGGTTGATCGTTTTTAGCCATAATTTTAAAATAATCCAAGTATGCTTTTGCCGCCGCACCAGCGGGTAATCCAGCACCATTTAAAAACTCATAGACAACGCCAAGTGTCAACAACTCTGCATCTATAATCGGGACATCTGTGTCAATTGTGAATGATGTTTTAGGCGCACCACCAGCCGCAGTATCAACCCATTTGTTTGACACATATTCATAAGCCAAAGTGTTGCCAGCAACGGGTACAGGAACAATTAAAATACTGTTCTCTCTTAATCTGAATTTTCTACTTGTGCTATTGTC